AATTATTTAAAACAGCTGGTGTAAGCACACAACAAACTTTTACGCAAATTTCACCCTCTGAAGTAAGAGGTGTTAAAAATATTATAGCATCATTAGGTGGTGGTAACTGTGGTAGAGGATTTAAAAATCAAGGTGGTAGAGTTGGTTTGCAAGATGGAACTACAAATGTTGATGTTTGTTATGATAGAGCAGTAAAAAGAATTAATTCTGGTTTTAAAAATGCAACTCCCGCAGAAGCTAAAAACTACACTAAACTTTTAAACACTATTAAAAGTTCTGCTACAATAGGAAAAAATATTTTAAAGTTTGGTATTGTGCCAGAGGCTTTGTACGTTGGCGCAGATAGTTTATTTAGAGTAGGTCTTGGTGATACATTTAAAGAAGCTGGTTTACGAGCAGGTGATTTTTTTATACCAGGTGATCAAACAAGAGATGCGGATGTTTTAAAAGCACAAAGAACACTTGGAGGCTCAGCTGCAACAAATGTGGGTAAAATATTAGATTATAAAAATCAAATAGCAAAGATAGATAGTTTAGAATCACAAAAACAAAATCTTGCAAATTTATCTGACGTTGGTGAATTTGATTATATTGGTGATTTAAGTCAAGATGTTAAAAATATAGATACAAGACTTAATCAGGCAAAAAAAGATTTACAAAATAAATTTATGGTTTCAGAGGCAGAAACTGTTGCAGGAGAAAAAGCATTAGAAGAATCTTATGATATATCTAAAGCTAAATCACCATTTGCAAGATTGCAATTATTTGCAAAAAATATAGAGGGAGTTCAGGATGACCCATTTTTAAGTGACGTAACATCTCCAGAAAAAACACAAACGGATTTAAATTTAAATATGTTCCCAACATTACCCACAAATATTATGCAATTTAAAACTTCAGACGCAATAGATTTAGCACAAGCGCTCAGAGCAGAGGGTCGAGATGTGTCTGCAAAAGACGTACTGGCTTATAGAGATCAATTAAAAAAAATGCCTTTAATGGACGCTGCTAATCAATTTGGAAGAGAGCAAGTATTCGGTACACAAGGCACTTTTTTTGGTCAACCACTAGCAGGCGGCGGTATTGCAGGTTTATCAGGTGGAGATAAATCAGGCCGACCACCAGAAAAAGGACCAAACTCACAAGGGTTGCAAGGTCTATTAAAACGTGGTATCAAAATATAGGAGTATTAAATGGCAGAAATAGACAAAGGGCTCCCGAACACTAGAACTAAAATTGATGTCCCTTCAGAAGAAGAGGTCAGAGAAGTAACTGTTCAGGAAGAAATAACGGATAAACCACCGGTAGAAGTAATACCAGAGGAGGACGGTGGCGCAACTTTAGACTTTGAACCAGGGTCTATAAACATACCAGGAACAGAAGCACACTTCGATAACTTAGCAGATATTTTACCAGACGATGTTTTAGAGCCAGTTGGAAATGAAATGGTTCAAAACTATATGGATTATAAATCCTCTAGAAAAGATTGGGAAAGAGGATACACAGAAGGTTTAGATCTTTTAGGATTTAAATACGAAAACAGAACAGAACCTTTTCAAGGTGCATCAGGTGCAACACACCCAGTGTTAGCAGAAGCAGTTACACAGTTTCAAGCACAAGCATACAAAGAATTATTACCAGCAGACGGACCAGTTAGAACACAAGTTATTGGCATAAAAAATCCAACAACAGAACAGCAAGCAAATCGTGTTAAAGATTTTATGAATTATTTAATTATGGATCAAATGCAAGAGTATGAAGCAGAGTTTGATTCTATGTTATTTCATTTACCACTTGCAGGATCAACATTTAAAAAAGTTTACTACGATATTCCTCTTGGAAGAGTTGTATCTAAATTTGTACCAGCAGATGAATTAGTTGTACCTTATACGGCAACAAGTATTGATGATGCAGAATCTGTAATACACGTAGTAAAAATTTCAGAAAACGAATTAAGAAAACAACAAGTATCTGGCTTCTATAGAGATGTAGAACTTGGACCTCCAGGTAATGTTGAAAAAAATGATTTAGAAAAAAAAGAACGTGAGTTAGATGGCACTAAAAAATCTGGTAGAAACGAACCAGTTTATACTTTGTTAGAGTGTCATGTAAACTTAGACCTGGAAGGTTTTGAAGATATGGGAACTGATGGACCAACAGGAATAAAATTGCCCTACATAGTAACTGTAGAAGAAGGCAGCCGAGTAGTGCTCTCCATACGGAGAAACTATGCGCCCGATGATCTAAAGAAAAATAAGATCCAATATTTTGTCCACTTCAAATTTCTGCCAGGACTAGGATTTTATGGCTTTGGATTAATTCATATGATTGGCGGATTGAGCCGTACCGCAACGGCGGCTCTCCGTCAATTATTAGACGCAGGAACATTATCAAACTTACCTGCAGGATTTAAACAACGAGGTGTTAGAGTTAGAGATGAAGCATCCCCAATACAACCAGGTGAATTTAAAGATGTAGATGCACCAGGTGGATCATTACGTGATGCATTCTTTCCACTACCATACAAAGAACCATCTCAAACGTTATTAAATTTATTAGGTATTGTTGTACAAGCAGGTCAAAGGTTCGCGGCTATTGCTGATATGCAAGTGGGTGATGGTAACCAAGCAGCAGCTGTAGGAACAACAATTGCATTATTAGAACGTGGATCAAGAGTTATGTCTGCAATACACAAAAGATGTTATGCAGCGATGAAAGATGAATTTAAATTATTATCAAAAGTAGTTTCACAATACTTACCACCAGAATATCCATATGATGTTGTAGGTGGTGCAAGAAATGTAAAACAAGCAGACTTTGATGATAGAATAGATGTTGTACCAGTTGCAGATCCTAATATTTTTTCTATGTCACAAAGAATTACTTTAGCACAAACACAATTACAGATAGCTACATCTAATCCACAGCTACACAACATGTATCAAATCTACAGAAATATGTATGAAGCGATAGGTGTTAAAAATGTAGATGCAGTTTTACCACCGCCAGCACCAACTGCACCGATGGATCCAAGTCAAGAACATATTATGGCTTTAGGTGGTAAACCTTTTCAAGCTTTTAATGGTCAAGATCATAGAGCACACGTTACAGCTCACTTAAATTTTATGTCCACTAACATTGTAAGAAATAATCCTGCAGTTATGGCAGCGATACAAAAAAATATTTTAGAACACATTAGTCTAATGGCACAAGAACAAGTTGGATTAGAGTTTAGAGAACAAATGCAACAAATGATGATGATGCAACAACAGGCAGCAACTAATCCACAGGTTCAAGCGCAGCTACAAGCACTTACAAATCAAGTTGAATCTAGAAAATCTGTGTTAATTGCAGAGATGACAGAGGAATTTATGAAGGAAGAGAAACAAATTACATCACAATTTGATTCTGATCCGTTATTAAAACTAAAATCACGTGAAGTTGACCTACGTGCGATGGAAAATGAACGTAAAAGAGACAATGATGAGGCTCAACAAGACATTGCAAGATCAAGATTGATGCAACAAGGTGATATTGCAGAGGAAAAAATGGATCAAAATGAAAAATTAGCCAAATTAAGAGCTGGAGTTAGCCTTGCAAAGGCCGGCGCGCAGCAAGCAACCATAGTTACAGAGGATAATTAATGCCATTGAACAAAAAAGGTAAAAAAATTATGAAATCTATGAAGAAACAATATGGTAAGAAACAAGGTGAAAAGATATTCTATGCATCTAAGAACAAAGGTGTTATAAAAGGGGTAAAAAAAGGAGCATAAATGCAAAGACTAGATAAAATTAAAGAAGTCAAGGTCGGCGAACAGCAAGTTGAGATAGATCCTAGATCTAAAACAACTGCTGACAAAGCTTTTAACTACATTGGCACAGGAAAACCTGAAATGCCAGTTGGTGGTCAAAAAAGAGTGCTAGCCGAAAAGAAAAGAAACTCTAAAGCGTACTAATATGTGGTTATCGGCAATTAAATTAGCCGTTTCTGCAGGAAGTAAAATTTACGCTAATAAGCAGAAGACGAAGATGGCAATGTCTGAGGCACAACTC